GAAAGCTGAAAATGCTAGACCAGCTTAAGCAGGAAGCCATTACTAAACGTTACAAGGAGGCGGTATGAAACCAGAACAGTTTATTCGTGAGTTTGGGCCTAACACTTTCAGAATATCAATGTCATTTGTCAACACTGCTAAGTATTTGGTGGTTCATGAAGGTGAAATTGATTTTACAGATGAAATCAAGCCTCACCATGGCGAACGTGTATTTGAGCGTGATGTGGTCAATCGCCTCATAGAGTCTTTGGATTTGGTCAAGAAGCTTGGTGGCTTACAAGGTGCAAAAGCATATGTTCCAGATGGTTACAAATCAGATCGTTTGAAGCAAGCAATCAAAGACCACGAATCAATATACGGAGGCGGGGATGAGTAATAAAAAAGACACTCCAGATGGCGCTACACACTTCTTTACTTCGTTGGGTGGTCAAACAAGATTCTTCAAAATAGAAAGCGGCAATCTAATGTGTTGGTACGAAGAACTAGGCGCTTGGAAACATCCGGCAGCTTCTAATTGGCTTATGAAAAATATAAAGGTGATTCCGTGAGTAGTAGAAAAATTAGATCAGAACTCAAGAAGAAAGGGATTCCCGCAGAAGTTCATTGGGAATACATGTCTGATTGTTATGGTGGTGGTGGTGCTTACTTTATTGACATAGACGCCGATACTGAAAACAAACTCTTAGATGCGGACCCTGATTGTGAGCCACAACTCGATGTTGGGTATGCAGAGAGCCTTGAAGAAGCTTTGGAGTTTATTGATCAATTGCCAAGTTTAAAAGGAGCCAGCCATGCGTGATTTTAAAGAGTTTGAACGTGGTGACTGGGTTGTCTTTGATACTTCAAAGCCATATTGCCGTTTACTGCCACCTTGCTTAATGAAATTTATTCAGATTGAAGACGGTGATGCTGTAGTTGAATCACAAGGCCGATGGAGCTTAGTAAGCCTGGCTGCGTTAAAACCTGCGTCAGAAGATGACATTGAAGCAGGCCACCGCATTGATAAACCCTCGAATTCAAGGGAATTAGAAATCCTAGACAAGCCAGAAAACCACATTTCGCCTAACTGCAAAGTAACTGAGGCGCACATTAACGAGGCTGACAAGCTCAATAGATTGGGGTGAAGAATGGATAAGTGTAGAGAAGAGTTTGAGAAGCAAAAGTACTGGATTGGGCTATTTAGAGCAGATGTCGACTTTGATATGACTCTTGGGAAATTTGGAAGATATGTTTCAAATGGTTCAAGAAGAATTGATGCAATGTACTTGGAGTCATTTAACGAAAAGTGGGAAGCATGGGCCAATGCATGGCAGCACCAGCAAGCGAAAGTGGAGGAGCTGCAAAAGCAATTAAGTGAATACATATTTGTATCGGAAACGCTTGATGAAATGTATGTGAAAGAAGTCCAGAAAAGTGACGAGCTGCAAAAGCGGGTGGATGCGGCACTAAAACTAATCGAATCATGGAATGAAATTGCTTTTGATAAAACCACTCATTGGACAGAAGGTTATGAAGAAGGGTGTTACCACTGTGCAGCGCAGTTAGAGCAAGCGCTCAAGGGGGAAGGATGCCAATAACTTACCTAGACCAAAGAAATCATTATGTCTGGACTACCTTGTCACCAAAGTTCATTGCGCCATATTGCTGCAATGTTTGCTCTGAAACGATTCTGAAAGAAGGCAGTTGGCTTTGCGATTATCCAGTTAATGGAAAAACTTGTGATGGTGTGCTTTGCAATGTTCATGCATACAAGATTGCAGAGCAAGTGCCAATGAAGGATGAAGACGGCAACTTTGTTGATGATGTGCATGTTTGCCCAGCTCACTATGAAGAATGGAAAAGACTAGGACAACCAAAGTTTTGGGAGCGTGACAAATGACCACATTCAAAGACTCACAACGCATTAGATCAAAACCAGTGGCGCGTTCTAGCGTGCCATTGAAGCATAGACAAGGTGTTAGCAAGGGCGAAGCAATGCTTTGCCGTCAGCTAGATGTGATGAAGATCGCTTATGAGCAGGAGTTTAGATTCCATCCCGAGCGTCGTTGGAAGGCTGACTTTCGAATTGAAGGATACATGATCCTAGTTGAAGTGGAAGGCGGTGCATTCAGCAATGGACGTCACACAAGAGGCAAGGGCTATTTAGGGGATATGGAGAAATACAACTCCGCAGCAATGATGGGTTTTACAGTTTTACGGTTCAGCACAGAGCAAGTGAAAGCAGGCGTGGCGATTAAACAAATTGAGCAATTGGTAGGTGAAAAATGAGTGCAGTTTTAAAAACACAACAAATGGATTGGTCTAAATATACTATTGACGGTTGGTTAGAGCAGTTTGGCGCATGGTGTGAAACAGTTAGAATGAAAGGGGGTGATTTGCCAGATGGGCTTCATATCAATCAAATTTACTGGTTGATGCGTGAAGCTGGCAAAGAAGTACAAAAAAGTAAATCTTATATTCGATGTGAGATCAGTGATTATGAGGCGGATCAAATTCAAGCACTTTTACGAAGTCTATTAAATTCTGATAAAACAGATTTTACAACTAAGTTTGCATTAATTTGTTTAATTAAAAATAAGGTTGAAAATAAAGGATTGTTGAAGGTTGCTCAAGAAACAAACCAATCTAAAGCTCAGGTCGCAATTATGGTGAGTTGCGCTAGATTTTATTTATTAGGTCATGATAAAAGATTAAGACAAAATGGAGGTTCAAATGAAAACATACACTGTAAAACTATATGAAGGCGTTAGTCGGGAGAAAGTTAATGAAACTTTGAAATACTACCCTGATTATTTTGGTAAAATATCAATAATTACAAATGTAATTAATAATAAATTGCAATTAACACTAAAAGCATTTGAAGGAATCGACGTTATAACTGCCAATGATCTAATGATTAAAATCGTTGAACGTTTAAAAGCTTCTCAATTAGTAGAAAAGCATAATTTAGACTTGTTGACTGTCTAGACGCTTTATGGCATATTTTTGATATAGTGGACGAAGTATAAGTAATTCACTGATCTAAAGCTCATCGTTTGATGGGCTTTTTGTTTTTATACTTGCTAGATTTCAATTATGATTTAAAATTAAATCAGGTGGCTCGTCGCCAAACATCGCCACCTGAAATTCTATTAGAAATGATAGTTATTTGTTTGTGTCACCTCCATATTAATTAATTGTAGAGTTGATATTGTGTTGTACTGGTGGTGGGCACCAAGCGCCACCAGTGCAATCGTTAAAAGCGCCCCTTTTCTTTGCATTAAGTAATGTTCCTTTGATTTAATGGTTAGATTTACACCACACATTAGCTGTCTTCATCCTAAATACATGGTCGTTACATTATAAATCATCTAAATTGAATGCTTGTCTAAATGTTAAGCGTTTAAGAATGCCCACTTAAGCATGTTTATATTTATGCTATAGTCCAGTCTAATTAGAATTTGGTACTTAAAATGAATATCTGTGTTGGTGGTGAACTAGATGGGCAAAAGATAGAGAAAGAAGGTAGATTGCTTAAAGCTTCTGATATAGATCCTTCATTTAGCTCTGAGTACTACAAGCAAGTTTTTAACCGCGACAACATCAATTATCATTTTTGGCTTCCAATAGGATCCAACTTGCACGAAATGTCTGAGCGAGTTTTGGATATTTTGAGAGCATCAAAAAATTAAGTTTAAAGTATGTTGTAAATACATCTTCTAATTTGTATGATATGTCACAAATACTGCGCTGAAAGTTTTTGTTTTTATGACCCGTTTCTTTTTTAGAAGCGGGTTTTTTGATTTTAAAACCCCACTCGCTTAGGACGCTTTGCGAGTTTACTTGCCGGACGTATTACGGCGCAAATGGCCCCGCTACATACTAGTTATTGGCGGGGTTTTTTCTTTAATTAATTTGATGATTTAGTTCTCGGTAGTAAATAATTTACTATTTAGAACTAAGTATTTGAAAAATAAAAATAATTTTATTTTTTTATTTTATGTTTAGTATGTTGGTAAATATTAATTATTTTTAGGTGAAAGTATGACTTTATTTATTGGTGGTCGCCATCATGGACAATTCTTGTCGAAAGACGAGTCAGATTTGAAGTTAGAAAGTATTCCAAAGCAGTATGGACCAAGAACAGGTATGCAAAGGCCAACAGAGTCATACTTTAGAACCCAAGTAAACTTCCAAGGAGAAGTGAAAACGTTTTATATAATTTCTGGAAAACAACCAATCGAAATGAGAGATGAAATACTTGATTTATGGGATCAAGTAAAATCAGACATATATGCTATCTAAATAGTTTAAGAAATTTTCTTCCTTTTTCGGGCGGTTGTCTTTCGTGCTATAGTCCAGTCTGATTAAAAACTGGTACTTATAATGAATATCTGTGTGGGTGGTGAACTCAATGGGCAAGTGATAGAAAAAAAGGGGTGTTAAGAACAAAGATGTATATAAATATTAGTAAATTATAAAATTATTAAATAAATTCAAATATTTAAATTAAAAATAAGTGATAAAACTTTAACAATATTTACGTACGTGATGAATTTAGTAACTCAAATAAACATTATTTTAGACGGATAATTATAAAAAACGGAGTACAAATGTCATGAATAAGAATGTAGAGCTAATAAATTACATTGATGTAGCTGAGACAGTTTACGAACGGGTATATGAAAATAATAAAATTTCAAATAATTTGATTGTTAATCTAAATCGCATTATGGCTGAGATAAAGAATCAAGCTGCAGAAAAAAAACTCAAATTGAAGTACAGCTCAATAGACTTTGAATATTGTTTAAGTTTGCCTTTAGCTGATCGCAAAATAAAAGTAGATTTAAGCCTTATACCTCATTTTGAAGATCGTGAAGAAAGTATTTTGTGGTTAACTAACTTTATTGGAAAAATTTGTGAGCCCAGAAAGATGCAAAGACAGAAAAAAAACTTCATTAAGTACCTGTGAATTTTAGATGAACAGCCCTTAAAGCGGTTTTTTATTGCTAGTAGAATATTTAAGGTATCTTTTCTAATAGGCACACACTATTAAAGTGTTTTTTATTTATTTTTTAGATTGAAAAGATTGCTATTTAAGTAATTTAAATATAAAAATCTTTATTGATTGAGAGTAGTTGTTATACAGGATATTTATAAGGATTTTAAAATGACAATTATCACATTGCTCGATGTTAAGACGAAGAAGAAGGTGATAGTTCGGTCCGTAATAGACCCAATAGCAAGAAAAGACAAAAAAGGGAATATACAAATTATTCAAATTCATAAATGGCTATATGATGAATCTGGAGATTTCGTTGATGAAGACTTATATGAGGCACTCAACAATGGAGAAGTTGGAATATACATAACTTTGCAGTATATGATCATTAATATTGAAAATTAATTATTTTTTATTTTTAGTCAGTTTGAGTTCTTACTCTCTAGAGCCTAATGGTTACTGCACATAAGACCTTATTAAGTATTACCTATTGATGGGCACATATTCTTTATAAGTCTTGATAATTAAAAAAATTATGTAGGCTAAAAATAAAACCATTTAAAAAAAGAAATCTTTATCTATTTAAATATGAATATTTGATGTTTTTAATTCAATCCCTATTGCTAGTGCTTAAATATTATGCCAATATGAAGTTGGAGATATTTCCGAATAGATATTTCCTATTTCAGGTTTAAGCGTTTTTTTCGCTAAGTCCATTTCTGAATAAAAATAGGAAGTGGGCTTTTTTATTTTTAAATATTTCAGTATTATCAGTGTGTTGCTTTAAGTAACACTAAACCTTATTGATCAGCGCAAATATCAAAAAGGGGGAGCTTGCCTACTAGGCAAGCTTTTTAAATTGATGATTTAAACACAATAATCCATTTTAAAGCTCAATAGAAAGATCAAACTTCCATAGCTTTTATTCGTACTAATTTATTGAATATAATCGTTTTTATAATTTTTAAAATTTCCTTAAACTAAAAATGGAAAATTTCTTGTTGCAACATTGTTATAATAGGACTACCTTAAGAAAAATACTTTATAAAAATGAGGAGCTGCTGAAATGCCACAGTATCTCATGTTTGCGGAAAATATTTATAACAAAATTAAAGATGAGGAATTGTTTTCACATGACTGTATTGAAAATATGAACTTACTTATGACATGTATACGCAGAGAAATTGAGGGAACAGAATTTAAATTAAAATTTAATTTTATTGATTTTGTTGAATTGTTTAGTAGACCATTAGATGAATGTAAAGTAAAAATAGATGTTAGTTTGATTCCTCCTCATAATTCAGAAGGTGAGTATATTTTATGGTTAGCTGGATTAATCGAAAAAATTACAGAAGGTGGACCTAAACCACCTCCGCCTATAAAGAAGTTTATTCCAGAGTATATGAGCTTGAAATTTGAATTAGATTTTTTACCCTTAAATGAGGAAAAAATTCAAAACGAAGGTAAAGAAATTACGGATTACTTTAATTCAAAGCTTTATAAGGCAACTTTTAAGAAGTAATACTATATTGCCTGTGAGTTTAGCCACCGCCTAAGGGCGGTTTTTTTTATGGGTAAGAATAATGGATTCTACAGAATACTTTTGGCTTACTCGGAAAAAAGAACCTAAAACTAAACCTAAAAGCCGGCCATTGCCTAAGGCGAAGCAAAAATATCTCGAGGCTGAGGCAACACTTAAGGAAGAGCTTGAGGATTTGGCGATTGGATTTGAAAGTAAGTTTCAGCCGATCCATACCAAACACTGGCGCTTTGATTTTCATATAGTGAAATTGCGTTTGCTCATTGAAATTGAGGGTGGTCCCTGGTCTGGTGGGCGTGGTGGAAAGCTGTCAAATAAAGCATGGAGTCTTAATCGATATGATCATGCTGAAGAGATGGGTTACAAAATAGAGCGCTTTCATCCAGATTCTATTTTGTCGGGATATGTCATCAACTGGATAAAAAGTGAATTAGCGAGAATTGAAGATGGAGCAGATCAGACCATTTCCACCGACTGATTTTATTGATCAAGCTGAAGAAGAGGAAGCAATTAGACTAACACCAGCACCGGACTTAAAAAAATGGGTTGTGGCTAATTACTTAACTATTGGGGGTCCTATTTATAATCCAGATCATGATCATATTGCTGAGCTGCTTCATGATAATGACGAGTTTTTAGCATTCGCGTGGGCCTCTTCTGCATATAAAAGCAAGCAAGCTATGGTGTTAGGCCAGTGCGAAAAAGTCATGTTCAATGTTGGTGGCTGGCGTAAAGCTCGACAAGAGCAACAGATGCGTGATTGGTTTGGTTTTGTACCTACTTATTTAATAACTGTCGACGCTTCTTTCTGTGAGCGTGCAAACGATACAGAGTTCTGTTACTTACTTGAACATGAGCTTTACCACATTGGAGTGATGAGAGACGAGGACGGAGAAATTGTTTATAGCGATAGTTCTGGTCTTCCTAAGCACTATCTTGCTGGTCATGACGTTGAAGAGTTTATTGGCGTAGTTAAACGTTATGGACCAAGCAAAAATGTTAAGCGACTTATTGAAGTCGCAAAAAATCCGCCGTTTGTTTCGAATCTTGATATTTCAAAATGCTGCGGCAACTGTGTAATCAATTGAGCCTAATGGCTCTTTTTTTTGCCCATTTTGTTATACGTAGTTATACGATGAGGAAGTTATGGCGACACTAAAAGAGCCTGTGAAAATCTTTATAGTTCAGTCTCTTGCTTGTCGTGATACACCTCAAGAAGTGGCTGAACTCGTAAAACAAGAGTTTGGCGTTGATATAGATCGTGTTCAAGTTGCAACTTATGACCCTACAAAGGTTGCTGGTAAGAACTTAAGCAAAAAGTATGTCGAACTATTTGAAAAAACCAGAGATGAGTTTGATAAAGGCTTAATTGATATTCCTATTGCTAACAAGTATTACCGACTGAAGCAATACCAAAGACAGCTTGAGAAGACTAGAAACGTCAAAACAGCCTTAAAAATTCTTGAACAAGCCGCTAAAGATATTGGTGGTCAATTTACTAATCGCCAAGAAATTACAGGCAAAGACGGCGGACCAGTCCAAACAGTTAATTCTGAAATTCCAGTTCCAATGGAAGATTACTTAAAAGCGCGGAGGGAAGTCTTAGATGAGTACTGATGCGGCTCGGGATAAAGCCATCCGAATCGAGGCGCAAGAAGATTTATATTTCTTCACAAGGTACATGTTTAAGGAGCGCCGTGGTTATAAATGGATGCAAAATTGGCACCACTTAGAAATCTGCGAAGCTTTAATGAAAGTTTATCGCGGAGAGATAAAGCGGTTAATTATTAACGTTCCACCACGATATTCTAAAACTGAAATTGCTGTAATTAATTTCATGGCTTGGTGTTTTGGTAAGAATCCAGACTGTGAGTTTATTCATATCAGTTACTCGGCAATGCTTGCCGCAAATAATGCCTTCCAAATACGAACTCTTGTACAAGAAGAGGCGTATAGAAAAGTCTTTCCTGAGCTTACATTGCGTGATGATAGTAAGGCTAAAGACTTCTGGAGAACTTCTCAAGGCGGTGTCTGCTATGCGACAGGTACAGGCGGTACGATTACTGGTTTTGGTGCAGGAAAACTTCGTAAAGGCTTTGGTGGCTGCATTATTATTGATGACCCACATAAAGCACATGAAGCTTCATCAAAAACTATTCGAGAAGGGGTAATTGATTGGTTTCAGAACACACTCGAATCGCGTACTAACTCGCCAGATACGCCGATCATTGTGATTATGCAGCGACTTCATGAAGATGATTTAGCTGGATGGTTGCTAGGTGATAGAAAAGACGGCGTTCCTGTAGCTGGTGGTAACGGTGAAGTATGGGAGCATCTATGTCTTTCAGCTATTCAGGAAGACGGATCCGCACTGTGGCCAGCAAAACACAATATCCAAAAATTGAGGCTAATGGAGCAAGCAGCACCATATGTATTTGCCGGGCAGTACCGACAAATGCCATCACCGCCAGCAGGCGGTTTTTTTAAGCCCGACAATATTCAAATTGTTGATGCTTTGCCTGCGGATGTAGTGAAACAAGTTAGGGCTTGGGATTTTGGGGCTACCGAAAATGAGGGCGACTTTACAGTAGGTGTGCGAGAAGCTCTAGGCGCAGATGGTTTTACTTACATTGTCGATGTAACTAGAGGACAGCTTGGACCTGACAATGTGAATAAGCGCTTAGAACAAACAGCAAAAATAGATGGGAAAAAAGTTTCTGTGCGTCTACCACAAGATCCCGGTCAAGCTGGTAAATCACAAGCTAGTTCATTTGTGAAGCTTCTTGCGGGTTATAGCGTGATAGCTAAGCCAATTTCAGGTGACAAGCTTACACGTGCACAACCATTTGCGGCCCAAGTTAACGTAGGAAATGTACGAATGCTCAAAGGTGAATGGAATAAGGATTTTATTGATGAGCTTCGTCATTTTCCTAATGGCACACATGACGACCAAGTGGATGCAGCTTCAGATGCGTTTAATGAATTACATGAAGGTTTTGAAGCCTTCTTTGCTGATATGGGATTTGCTCGATGAGTGATGTAACTTTTCAACATGCTGAATATGTTAAGAACTTGCCATACTGGCAAAAACTTGATGATGTTTGTGAAGGTGAAGATGCAGTTAAGGCTAAAGGTGAAAAATATTTGCCGATGCCAAATGCACATGATAAATCACCTGCAAATAAAAGCGCTTATGAGGCTTATCTTACCCGTGCAGTCTTTTATGAAGCAACAGGGACTACATCAAATAGTTTAGTTGGTGCAGCTTTTGCAACCGATCCAAGTTTTAAATTTCCTCCGGAACTTGCTCATTTAGAACGTAATGCAAATGGTGCTGGTTTAAGTACTTATCAATTGGCTCAAAATGGAATTCGCCATTTATTGAAGCATTATCGTTGTGCTTTATATGTAGATTATCCTGATGTGCCGCCAGCTCGTAATCTAGCGGAATTTAAAGCACAAAAAGCCTATCCGATGATTCATTTACTAAATGCCCTTGATGTAGTGAATTGGGATTCAGTAATGATCGATAACCAGAAAAAGCTTTGCTTAGTGGTTATACGTGAATTTAAGTCTGAGCGCGGTGCTGATGGATTTAGTAAAACCGAACAAGAGCAATATCGTGTACTTCGTTTAGAGCAAGAGGGAAATGGGGAATATATTTATTCCGTTCAGGTGTACACAAAGGGTGAAAAGGGTAACTGGGTTGGCGGAGAGAAGAAGTTTCCAACAGATTACAACGGGAATTTCTGGACCTATATACCTTTTACATTTGTAGGTGCAATTGATAATTCAGAAGAGATTAAAAAGCCACCATTACTTCCTTTGGCTAATCTCAATTTAGCCCATTACAGAGACAGTGCGGACTTTCAAGAGTCCGTTTTTTATATGGGGCAACCTCAATATTATGCGAAGGGTGTTAATTGGGAGTGGTATGACCAAGCCAAGAAACGTGGCATCTACATTGGAGCGAAAGTACTTTTGCCTTTACCTGAAAATGGTGGTTTAGGAATTGTACAAGCCGACCCTAATACTCTTGCCCGGGAAGCGATGAAAGATAAGTGGGAAAAAATGAAGGAGATGGGGGCGCGTTTAATTGAGAAGGGCTCGGGAAGTAAAAAGACCGCTACCGAAGCGAATAGTGATGACGCCGTTCAGCATTCAGTTCTTTCGCTCTGTGTCGTTAATATGAATGAAGCCTTGTCAGCAGCATTACGATGGGCTGCTAAGTTTGTAACGCCTAATGTGGATGTTCTAACTAAAGATGATTTGATGTTCGAAATCAGTCAAGAATTTAACAAACAGGGTTATTTAGCTGAGTTAGCTCGACAGTTATTTGAAGCAGCTCTACAAGGCCGATCTTCATTTAAATCATGGTGGGAATACAACCAAACAGGTATGTTCCCTAAACAAAAATATGAAGAAGAGCTTCAGAATGTTGAAGCAGAGCAAGATGGGACTTTAAATCAAAAGGTAGAGTGAGATGGCAACAGATATCAAAAAACTATTTGAAGTACTCACTCAGCACCAGGCCTATCTTTATCGTGCTTCATCAAAAACGGTAAATGAGTTATTGGCTTTATTCAATGATGATACGAGCAAGATGCTATCTAAGCTTCGGGATTTATTGGATGAGCTTAATGAGTCGGAGAAAGTTGCTTTAGCTGGTGGTAAATATACAACTTCAAATTTAAGGGAAATTAGGGATTTGATTGCCCAATGGTTTGCCAGTGTTAATTTAGCATTACCTGAAGCTTTTGCCGTTTCTGCTACGGCGCTGGCTGTTTATGAGGCCAATTACGTAGCTAAGCTCTATGGAGCAAAAATTAATAAGCCTGATGGGGAAAAACTATTCTTATCCGCTAAAAAAGTTCCGTTGGCAGGTGGCGCTCTTGTCGATGATCTGCTTTCAAGAATTGCTGAAAGTGCCCGTCAAAAGGTTGAGTATGCAATTCGAGATGGTATTAATTCAGGCAAAACTAACCAAGAAATTGTTCAGCGTATTCGTGGTACCAAACGGCTTAACTATGAAGATGGGATCTTAAATGGTACCAAAACTGATATTGAGCGAACGGTAAGAACTGTGCGAAGTCATGTAGCTAATCAAGCCTATCTAAATAGCTTCAACCAAATTGGCTTTGAATATGTCCGATTTGTTAGCGTTTTAGATGGACGAACTTCTAAGCTTTGCGCTTCATTAGATGGTTCAGTGTGGGAAATAAATGATCCGGCAAAGCGAGTGCCGCCGTTACATCCTAACTGTCGCAGTATCTTGGTTCCGGTCGAGAAGGACGGTCAACTTGTTGGCGAACGGCCATTTGTAATGGACGAACGTAGAGTTAAAGACATCCCCAAAGAAGAGCGAAGCCAGTTAATAGGACAGTTAGATGCAAACACCACATTCAAAGAGTTCTTTAAGAAAACAGATGATTTCTTTCAAAGGGAGTGGCTAGGGCCAAAGCGCTTTAAGCTCTATAAAGATGGGAAATTTGATTTTGATAAGTTCTTTGATCCTGAAGGCCGTTTCTATAGCTTAGATGATTTGAGAAAGTTGGATGAAAAAGCTTTTAAAAAGTTGGGTCTGTAATTTTTCTTATGTTATATTTTTTAAAACATCAGAATTTATACAATATGAAAACAATAGCTTTTGTATGTCTAACCCTAATTTCCATCACTTGTTTAGCTGAACCAAGTCAAAAATATCTTAAAGAATATGATCGATTGTCTGAAGCTTTGGAGTCAGCAATGGCAAATGCATATTCTTTTGATCCTGCAACTGGTCAAGTAAAACAGGCTACTCAAGGTTTAGAAGCTAAAAATAATTTATGTAGAGCTGCCCAGGCGAAACTAAACCTCACCACGTTTTTAAAAGACAATTTAGAGGAATCTAAAGAGCTTTATAAATCTATTCTCTGTACACGACAAATTTCACAGAACCCTTATCCTATCAGGATTCTGCCTTCTTAAAATTGCCAAAATTTCCTTAAACTCTTCTTTTTTCCCAAA